AAAACATGGGAACAGCCTGCGGAGAAGGTTTGACCATCGCCCAGGGAGACACTAACAAGACGTTGATAGTATGGGGTCTATGGATGAGAATTTCCTAACGGGGTGAGGATGTTAGAGTCAACAAACATCACGCTTGTGTGAACAAGTACTAAATATTTCCATGAAGATTTTCGAAGTAGAAGCCGCTTATTATACACCTGAAGATGACAAGTATAGCCAATTGCAATTGGATGATACTCGTCGTCCCAGAATAACTCTTGCACACCTCAACAAGCTTAAGAAAATGCGAGCAGCTAGACAGTTGGAAAATCTAGTACGTAGAGATGTACTGGAATTAATTTATGGAGCCCCTGCAGAAGAAGCAGGAGGCATGCCAGGTCTATAAGATTTCTCACTGAAATCATACTAGATATCAAACCCTACTTAAATATATGTTGAGTCTGACCACTTTACCAAAGGAGACACTCATGGCAAATGCAAAGCTGATGAAGGTAATGGAATACCTCATCAATGAACAAGAAGACAAAGCCCAAGAATTGTTGCATCAAATTTTCCTGGAAAAAGCTCGCGCTATCCATGAAGAAATGATGAGCCACGAAGACATGGAAGAAGACATGTTGGGTGGCAACAAAGGCGATCACTGGGCTCATGATATTGAAGATAACCAAGACGAAATCAACGCTGAAGAACACTATGCTCCCATGGAAGGCATGGACACGGAAGAAGACACTGACGATGCTGTGGATGATCTAGGCGATGAGCTGGAAGTCACAGACATTGACGATGTTGATGACATGGATGCCGATGACGAAGATGAAGAAATTGAAGTGGACATGGACGATGAACATGACACGGACATGGACTCAGAGCATGCAGACGGCGATGAAGAAAGAATTTCTGACCTAGAAGCTGCTATCGAAGAGCTCAAGGCAGAATTTGAAGCCCTCAAGCACGAAGAATCTGGTGAACAAGAACATCACGACGAAATGGACGCTGATACAGAGGTTGAAGAAGCCTGGGAAAGCGACATGGATGAAAGTGACGATTTTGATGGACTGAGCGAAAACGTTGACCTAGATGTTGTGCATGCAGCAAAGGGTGGAGAAGTAGGCAGTGGCAAATTTGCCCGTGCAGAAACCAACACCAAGAGTCCAGTTCCCACCAGCCAGAAAGACACTATGGGTGCCAAGCCTGTGGTCACAGGCAAGGGTGCCAAGCACACTGGTTATGACCTGCAAGGTGCTCCCAGCAGCGATAGCATGGGTGCCAAGGCCAACCGCAGGAAGGCAACTGATGGCATGAGCGCTGTCAGCAAGGAAGGCAACAGCAAGGCCCTGCTAAACAAAGATCGTAGTGAAGGCTTTGGTGCTGGAAACCCCAAGAGCCCCATCAGCGGAAGGGTTCGCTAACAATTGAATTAAAACTGCCAGAAATTATCCATTTCTGGCAGTTTTGTTCAAAATCACAGGTTTTGGTAGCTAACTCATACAGATAACCAAAACACTTTTAAATAACTGTGATATTGTAATGCCAAGGAAAACAAATGGCTCTAATTTTACAAGAACACCTGAGATTTGATGATGCTGGATTCAAACTCCTGACCGAAGGTCAGGAAGATGGATCCAAGAAGCTATTCATGGAAGGCATCTTCATCCAGGGTGGAATCAAGAATCACAACGGGCGTGTTTATCCCGTGGATCAAATCCGCAAGGCTGTGGAGACGATCAACCATTGCTGTAATTCAGACAATGGAGTTCCAGGTGAATTGGATCATCCCCAAGAACTACAAATTCATTTGGACAGAGTGAGCCACAATATTGTCAAAATGTGGATGGATGGCCCCAACGGCATGGGCAAGCTCAAGCTGCTGCCCACTCCCTGCGGTCAAATCGCAAAAACGTTGCTGGAAAGTGGAGTCAAATTGGGGGTTAGCTCTCGTGGATCTGGCAATGTGGACGACCTAGGCAATGTTTCAGATTTTGAAATGTTGACCGTGGACATAGTGGCCAAGCCCAGTGCCCCCAGTGCATATCCTGTTCCAGTATATGAAGCACTGCAACACAGAAAGTTTGGCAACAACATCATGGATCTGGCCGAAAGTGTGCGTCACGATGCTACTGCTCAGAAGTATCTCAAGCAAACACTGCTACGCTGGGTTGATGAGTTGAAGATTTAACAAGGAGATCCCAATCCTATGGAAAAGAACCTACAAGAACTTCTTGAGAGTGAAGTCCTGGGCGAGGAAACTCGCACAGCACTACAAGAAGCATTTGCCCAAAAGCTCAAGGAAGCAGAGCACAAGCTGGAAGAAAGCTATGCTGTGCGTTTTGAGCATGAAAGAGCAGTTCTTGTGGAAACCATGGACACAATGTTGAACAATGTCATCCGCAAAGAACTAGATGAATTTGCCGAAGACAAACGTTCAGTTGCTGCACAAAAAGTCAAATTGGCAGAAGCCAACAGACGTGCTCGCAAAGTTTACGAACAAAAGCTGGCCAAGAATGTACAAGTCTTGGAAAATTTCATGCTCAAGCAAATTGCTGGTGAAATAACTGAGTTCAGAGACGACCGCAAGCAGTTGGCAGAACAACGTGTCCAAATGGCCCAAGAACTTAATGAAAGCCGTGCAACAGCACAACAGGCATTTCAAGATAAAATCACAAAGCTGGAAAATTTTGTGCTCAAGCAATTGAGTGAAGAAATTTCTGAATTTGTTGCTGACAAGCAAGCACTGGTAGAACAGCGTGTGAAGTTGGCTGCTCAAGCCAAGGCAAAGTTGGATGAAACACGCCAGAACTTTGTAAACAGAGCAACAGCAGTTGTTGACAAGACCCTGAACGAAGTAATTCGCAAGCAGTTGGTAGAATGGAAAGATGATATCAAAATTGCTCGTGAAAACAACTTTGGTCGTAAAATCTTTGAATCAGTGGCAGCTGAATACATGAGCTCATATTTGAGTGAAGGTACCACCACCAAGAAACTGCAAAAACAATTGCAAGAGATAACTCAACAATTGCAAGAGGCTCAAACCCATCTACAACAAACCACTGTCTTGGTGGAGAGTGAAAGAAGGGCTGCAACTATTGCTCGCGAGCGTACTCAGAGAGTGGAAGTTCTCAACGAACTACTCAGTCCCCTGAGAGGCGACAAGCGTGCAGTGATGGAAAATCTTTTGACTGATGTCAAAACCACCAATCTCAAGGAAGCTTTCCATCGCTATATGCCCAGTGTGCTCAACAATCAAGCACCAGCCCCTAAAAAGGCATCCAATGCTGGATCCACACGCACAGTGGCACACTCCGGAGACCGAGTCAGTCTTGTGGAGCAACAGACACCCAAAATTGAAGATGATCAAGATCTTCAAAACATTTTGTATTTGGCAGGCATGACTGCCAAAGCACACTAAGGAGAACGACCCAATGAAAGGCAATCTTTTTGAAGCCAATTGGAACCTCACTAAACAAGCCCTTTGCGAAGGCCTAACTGGTAACCGCAAAAAGGTTATGGATGTGGTTCTAGAGAACACCAAGAGAGACCTCAGCAGCCGTGCTGGAGTACTGCTCGAAAATGCAACCCCTGGTGCAACCAGCAGCGGCAACGTGGCAACCCTCAACAAGGTTATCCTGCCCGTTATTCGCCGTGTGATGCCCACTGTTATCGCTAACGAAATCATTGGCGTGCAGCCCATGACTGGCCCAGTGGGTCAGATCCACACTCTGCGTGTGCGTTATGCCGACAACTTTGGTGCCCCTGCTCCTGGTGTTGTGGCTGGTTCAGAAGCCCTGAGCCCATTTGATATTGCTCGCTTCTATGCAGGCAATGGCAACACTGCCAACCCCCGTGGTGCTGACACTCAGGTTCTTGAAGGCACTGCCGGCAAGAGACTGAACATCCAGATCCTCAAAGAAACTGTGGAAGCCAAAAGCCGCAAGCTCAGCGCCCGCTGGACCTTTGAAGCTGCTCAGGATGCTCAAGCTCAGCAAGGCATTGACATTGAAGCCGAAATCATGGCTGCTCTAGCTCAGGAAATCACAGCTGAAATCGATCAAGAAGTCCTCAACAGCCTGCGCACACTGGCTGGTATCACCCTAACCTACGACCAAGGTGCCGTCAGTGGCACTGCCACATTCGTGGGTGATGAACACGCTGCTCTAGCAGTGCTGATCAACCGTGGTGCCAACTTGATTGCTGCCCGCACACGTCGTGGTGCTGGTAACTGGGTAGTTGTGAGCCCCACCGCTCTCACCGTCCTGCAAAGCGCAACCACTTCAGCTTTTGCTCGCACAACTGAAGGAACCTTTGAAGCCCCCACCAACACCAAGTTCGTTGGCGTGCTCAACAACTCAGTTCGCGTTTACGTTGATCAGTATGCTGCTGACAACACACCTGTGTTGGTTGGTTACAAGGGCCCTGGCGAAATCGACGCTGCTGCGTATTACTGCCCATATGTGCCATTGACAAGCAGTGGTGTGATCATTGATCCCAACACCTTTGAACCAGTGGTTAGCTTCATGACACGATATGGTTACTTGGAGCTGAGCAACACTTCAAGCTCTCTGGGAAATGCAGCCGATTACCTTGCTGGTATAGCAATTAATACGGCTAATTTGAAGTTCCTATAGGATATAATTGTTGGATTGTCAATATCCAAGAATTACTTCATAAAGAAAAGCCTGGAGAAATCCAGGCTTTTCCCATTTAAAATTCAGTAAATCCTTGGTCCTCTAGTATTTGGTACCAATCGGCTGGTAAGTGTTGTCCCACAGGCATTCTATAAACCAAATATCCAGCATCTCTGGCCATCCTATCCTTATGGCGGTCTCGTTCTATAGTATGCAGGAGTTTTGATATTTTGTCATCGTCTGATGCATCTGTACGGATATACATACCCAACCTTCTATGGTATGGGCCGTCTATTTCAATAAGGATATTACTACCAATTTTGAAGTCAAAAACTCTATTACCAATATGCACACTTTTGGAGAATGTTATATTGCGTGCAACCAGCTCTTTTTCAAATTCAAGTTCAGGCACAGTATTGAACAATTTTCTACCTAGTTTGTCAGGATTCTCAATCATAAATTTGATTCTACCTGCGCTATAATTCTCACGCTGTTTAGGTGTAGCCTTGCTGCCGCGACGAGCCTCCCACATCTGCTCAATCTTTTGTTGAACCAATTCTGGAGGACGATTAAGGGCAACCTCACTCATGCGAGCCTTGAACTCATCACTTCTCTTGTATCCTTTTTGTGGAGATCCACCATTCTCTTGGAGAAATTTACTGTAGCTGATTCTCCATTTATCAATCTCTTGAGCAGTGCGTTTCTTGCCCTTGTGTTTAGCACCTATCTTGGCTTTGGCTTGGGGGCTATGCTTCTTGCCGGTTCGGCTAGCAGACATTCGAGCTCGAGTTTCGACACTAACTGGCTTTTCTTCACGAGTTTGATGTCCAGGAAATTGTTCTCGATATTGTTCGGCAGTGATATTGTGATTTTTGAGATGTTTGCCGCTCAAGGCACCAAACATTCGTTTACAGATTTGACATTCAATCATTGGGCATATCTCTATTAAAGTTTGTAGTATTTATAGCGATATGTCAAATCCAGTATCAAATAAGACTACGACAAAACCCCAGGAGAAATCCTGGGGTTCACTCATCTATAGAATGATCTTCCATTTAATCTTACCGCAATCCCAAATACGATCATAGCCTAAAGATTGTAAGATCTGCCATTCGGTTTGATTAGTATTAATGGTTGGGTAAGACTCCAATAACTTTTGTTTACCAAGGGCTAATTTGTGATATCTCATGCTGTAGTCCTTAACATAAGATTGCATAGGGGGCACATCACCATCATGCACAAACCCCAGTTGTTTATACAGGTTACCTTCACTAAATCTATTATCACTGAAACTCACAATGTGTGTGACCAGATTATTTTGAATGAACCTCTTGAGTAGCCTGCTGGCTGCGCCCACCACATGACCATGTGTGGCGAATCTGTTTAGTTCATATGATGTGCCTTCTGTGTTTCTGAATGTCATGACAGCACATAATTCATTGTTGTGATATAATCCACCAGCCCAGCTTACACGCTGTGGTGCACCTATTATGTGATGATCCTTTAAATAATCTCTAGCTGTATCATGTGATATTTGATTAAACACACACTTGCGAGCATACACACTCTGTGACTGTTTGTGCAACAGCACCTTGATGTATTGTTTGACCAGATCTTTGCGATTTAACCATTCATCACTAAACAACGTGATCAAACGCACATGTTTATCTTGAGCAGCCTTAAACTTTCGATAATGATAATTCCAGGTCTTATGACCACTCAGTTCACTATGCCAATATAGACCACAGTATTCAAAGGCCAAGTTTAACTCTGGGAGCAGAATATCAATCTCATAAGGATTAATTAATCTTCTGTCACCACTTATGATGTGACCTGTATAAATGGACTTGATATAATCTAATAATTCCATTTCCTCATTACTTTTGTAGATGATCTCTGTGGGGTTGCAAACTCTGCAAATGGGTGGGCTTGCATAGTCGAACCTCTTCTCAAATTGAGTGGCACACTTAATGCACTCAAACGCCATGCTGGGCCTAGTTTGAACACCTATATATTCTGATTCAGGTATCAAGACCTTGACCCCAAAGTTCTCTATAATCATGGTGCAGAACCTGGGATAATTTTGGCGTGCTAGGTGATGTGGCTCATAGTTCTCTTTACGAGTTTTAACTGACTGGGCTGCAATAACAGGATTACTCATGGCATTAACAGACCCATATTTGTGCATGTTGGTCTGTTGTGCTTTGTGTTTCACAGACTCCACTTGCATGGGATTTTTGACACCATATTTGTGCATATTGGTCTGTTGAATCTGATCCACAATCAGCCTAACCTTTTGGGCATCTGCATATACCTCCTCATGTGCTTTGCGTGCATGATATGTTTGCCCTGTGTTTGTGACACCGTACTTTTCCAGATTGGTTTGTGCTCTTTTTTGATTGGTTACCTGTTGTTCTGAATCACTCACAGTTTTTTTGGTGGCACTCACACTTGCACTCACACTTTGTCTGGCGCAATCACATTCCCAAGCTCTTCCGCAGAAGCCGAATCCTTCCTGCATGCTCTTCCATAATTTGGGTTGACTACTCACATCACAAATAGGATTATCTTTGTGCAGAATGCATCTGACTCTTTGAGTGAGATTGAGATGTGGCCATAGATCAGTCTCTTTCATGATCCAGGCCTGTAGCTTGACATCACGCTTGATGGCGTGTCCCAAATGTTTGGCAGATGTTTTTTCAACCAATATTTTTAATTGTGATTCCATAGATACAATAACCTTTGAGCTTATGGTTATTTATACCAGAAAGGTGAGAGTTAAATCAAGATATGTAGAAACCAACTTTGGTGTCATGTTCATTTAGTTGCATAAATATTGTTATAGTGAACTACCACGGAGCAAGCTCTCGCGGGCTTCCGCGTGAAGGCTAAAAAAGTTCTCCTTGTCTCAGGACTATGTTAACTCTCATACAGAGTGGCAGATTATGCAAGATTTAGGTTATGATTTTTGTGAAATAACTGATCGAAAATAATCTATGGTGGCTTGTAAGCCATCATGCAAGTTGACTGTGGGCTGCCAATCAAGTATTTCTCCAGCCTTGGTGATATTGGGTTGACGCCTTCTGGGGTCATCCTTGGGCAATGGTAAACTGACAATTTCACTGTTGCTGCCAGTAAGATGTTTGATGGTGTGTGCCAATTCCTTGACTGTGATTTCATGTGGATTGCCCACATTGATGGGGCCCAGATCAGTGTCTTGATTCATGAGACTCATGAGGGCCCTCACAGTATCATCAACAAAACAAAAGCTTCTGGTTTGGCTTCCATCTCCATAAATGCTGATGGGTTCTCCCCTCAAAGCTTGCACAATAAAGTTGCTCACCACTCGTCCATCGTTCTCGTGCATTCTGGGACCATAGGTATTGAATATTCTAGCCACCCTGATATCCACATTGTATTGTCTGTGATAATCAAAAAACAGTGTCTCAGCACATCGTTTGCCTTCATCATAACAGCTTCTCAAACCAATGGGATTGACATTGCCCCAATAGTTTTCGGTTTGAGGATGTTGCTCAGGATCTCCATAAACTTCGCTTGTGCTGGCTTGAAGTATTTTGCAATTCAATTGCTGTGCCAAATCCAGCATGTTCATGGCCCCTTGCACACATGTCTTGATAGTTCGCACAGGATATTTTTGATAATGCACGGGACTTGCAGGGCAGGCTAGATTGTAGATCTGATCACATTCTATGTGTATAGGATCAACAATATCATGACGGATAATCTCAAATCTGGGATTATTCAACAATAGGGCAAGATTTTGTTTGTTGCCTGTATAAAAATTGTCAATACACAACACTTCGTGACCTTGAGATATCAGCTTTTCGCTCAGCCAACTGCCTATGAATCCAGCGCCGCCAGTGATGACTATTCTACTCATTGATTATCTGGCTGATTGATGTCAATGAAAAATACTCTGCGTTCTGGGGTTCTGGCTATTCTAGATAGTATCACACAATCTTCCAACAGATCGATTTGTTGCTCTAAGCTTGCAGCCAGTTCCATATCTCCATCGGCTCTTGCTCTTGCTAATTTGCCTTTGAAGTAGCATATATCAAAATCAACTTTGTCGTCATGGTCATTGAGTTGCATAATTATTCCTTGGAATATCTGGTTGTAAACGTAATAGGTGTATTGGCCAGTGTCTCTGAACTGGTGGTTGCAGTCACATCAGTGGAGTCCCATGTCAAGATGGTTTGTGTGCATTGTATTTCAATCATCACACAGATTATACCTGATGATCCAATCCTACACAAATTATCTCAAAACTATTCCTCTTCGCAAACAACAAACGGCAAATACTGATCCACGCCCAATTTACACATGAGATCCAACACCAACTGTCTGTGGGGACTTTTTTGTATACTGATGAGATTCATCTGCACTCTTTCGTCATCTTTTGCATCAGCAAGGCGATGCACATTCTTGGCAATGAACTGCAAATCTTCTTTCTTCACATGTGGATGAGCAAACATGCTCACAGCTTTGAAATAACGCATGATTCCATTAGGGTCCAGCATCATGGCGTCTTGACTTCCAGGACACATACGGATTATCTGATGTTTGAGATCATACAAGCCAGTTTGGTAATCATACACTTTGCCATCAGGATCCATGCTCATGCTGTTGATGGTTATGTCTCTCATTTGGCTGTCTGTTCGCCAATTGTGCGTGCTGCTCACACCCAATCGCTCACCATGTCTGCGTATTCTATATCCCAGGCTGCTCACATCCACCTTGGTTTCTTGTTTGCCATGTCCAAACACAGCTTTGACAGTGCCATGAATGATTCCACCGTAATCTACTGGTATATCATGGCTATCAAATATATAGATTAGAGCAGCAGGATCTGCATCAGCCACCAGATCAATGTCTCTGGGATGTTTGCCCAACAACATGTCCCTCACAGCACCACCCACAATCCTCACGGGAATGTGAAATTTTTGCAGCAATTGGATCACTTGTTTGCTGGCAGCATCCAAATTCCTATCCACCAATTGTGGACTTATGTGGGTAGTATGAACGTGTGGCATGTGCTATTTACAAACTCAGTCGCCAATAACCTGGTCCATAGTCTCCTGTGCTTCCCTTGTAGGGAAATGCTGTCCAGGTTTGATTTTGCCACTTATACCATTTCTGGCTAAAATTATTTTTCACAAACTGATCAGCCAGTGTGTTGATGCTATCAAATACCAGCTGCCAGTTGTTGCCGTCATATTCAATTATATCATTGGGTTCCACAGGATAAACAAATGCAACATTGTTGCCAACATCTGCAAAACAATCCTGAGCCAGAACAATCTGCCAGCTACCGGCGCTCACAGCTAGTATGCTTGTGACTTGTAGGACCTGAGATGGACTCCCACTAGTCTGTAAAAAGCAGGGTCTATCCAATTGCAACTGGGCTGTGGTGAGATTATCAATGGTGATAATTCTGGGATCTGTGGGATGTTTAGCAGCAATTTGGGCATGGGCGGTGGGTCTTGCTGTGACCTCTCCCCAGGCAGCACTTGTTACAGCAATCTGATCACTCAGCAAATATCTTTGAGCAAAGGCAGCTGGTGCCAGGCCCTGTCCAGGAAACGCAGACTGTGGATTGATGATGGCTGTGAGTGGGTTCATGGTGGCTGTGGGCCAGGTGCTGGATATCACAGTCCAGTACATGAGATTTTGGTTAATGGGATGGTAGGCAGTGGTGCCTTGGATGTCACCACTGCGATCGTCCAGATTGTCACTGGTGAGCAGCATGAGCTCACTGCTGCCTCCTGGGCAATCCACAGTTTTGAGAGTGCCATATTGATCTATCAACCTCCACCAGGCCAAGGTGCCACCAGGATAAGTGGTGGCTACAAATCCCAATCCCTCAATTTGGCTGCCAGTGATGTTGGCCAAAACCAGGTCACCACCACTTAGGTTGATCAATTGCAGTTTGTTGGCCAGATTGATCAGCACACTGAGATTTTTGCCCTGAAACATGTTGCGCATCACATTGATGAGATCATTTATGTTGTTGTTGGGCACTGTGATGGCCACACCGTTGACACTGAATGCAGCACCTGGTTGTAGCTGGGGCACTTGTGATCCTGTTATGATGGTGGGCTGATGTTTCTCATCCACATCACTGCCACTGACTGTTCTCAAACTCAGTTCATAAAAGCCGTCACTTACCAGACTCACATGGATTCTGGCATTGTCAGGTGTGGTGATGTTTCTAGTAAGCAGATCAGTTTCTGTCCATTCCATGGTGGTGGGATCGTATGTGCCCTCATTGATGTTGGTGACAATCTGTTCAATCATCTTGCTGTAGGTAACCAGAGCGGGAGGGTTGATCCACACAGGCACCTTGTATTCCACCGTCATGACATCAATGGGATTTTCTGTGCCTATGGGTAAATTGCGGCTGGTCCAGGTGATGCCCTGAGGTTCTATTGTGCTGAACAGGGTCCAGTCCAGGGGATTGTTGCTGGTTTGTATGTCCACCATGCCATTAAACAACACTTGTGTTTGTTCAAACAATTCCTCTTTTTGATTTAAATTGGTGGTCCAAAAATCCACATTCACACGCAGGGTAAACGGCACAGGCATGTATCTTTGCACAGTGTATCTGTTGCCTTGTGTGTTGAGATATTTTTGCTGACCTTCATCATAAGTGCGTTCTGCCACGTTCACAGTGCTCACCAGGCTGGGTGCAGCTCTACGTTCAGGGGCCAATTCCACATTGTTCACATACACACTAATAAAAGGTGCAGTGGGCATTTTGTTCTCACTGTTGCCAGTTATGATGGTTTCAGCAATTCTGCTGGAGTCTCCATATCTACAAGGCACTCTCTTGAGACGGGGTGTACCATCATCATTTGTGCCTACACTCACACTGAAGTTGCTGAATGCTCTGATAATTTGTATTCTGTAACTGCGCAGTTGGCCTGCAAAAAAATATTCCATGTGTTATTTAAACAGTGTGTCAGCAATCACTGAGAAGATCACACAATGTCTGGATCCAATTTGGCACCAACAGCAGTGCGAAGGTTCTGCCTCTCTGGTGCTGTGGTGCCATCTGTGTAGGTGGTGGTTGCTTTGTTGTTGATGAAACTGGCCAGCACTTTACCAGCTGGCAGCCAGTCACTTCTGTAATTGGTTTCCACCTTGGCCCATTTGCTTTTTTCTCTAACAAACAACACAGGTGGCACATAATCCACTCTCAGGAAATAGTCACCTGTGGCATAATCTGAGGGGAACACTGTGCCACTGGGCACTGGTTTGCTGTCGTTGGGTGGAATTCCATCACTGCTGAACACATCAGGCCGTTTGTTCAGGTCTTTTTGACTCACATAAAAATGCTGACTCTGATAATTTCTAAATGGCACTGCTGATTTTGCCAGGCCCAGAATAGCATCGTTTATTTCCAGTTCTTTGTCATATGTGCTGCTGAGATCACCCACTGTGGGGATTTTGCCCATGCTGTCTGCCAACATCCCAGGAATGCCATCACCTCTGTCTGTGAGTTCCTGATTGAGTATGTCCTGATATTCCTGACTGTTGGTGAGAGGCTGGCATTTGACCCGCCACAAATGTGGCCACCAGGTGGGCCCAAACCCTTCTGCTGGCTTGGTGCCTTCATCCACCGCATACCACTTGTTGGTGGGTTTGCCGTCCAGTGTGGTGGTGTCTCTCCAGTGCAGCACCTCAATCACATCACCACTCATGAGCCGCCTGCCCAACTGACTTACCATGTCGTTGAGATGGAATGTGATGAATGTGGTATCACTGCTGAGAAACAAGCCAAACTGTTTGAGGTCAAATTCTGTGTCACTCACCATGTAGTGGCCCTTGAGACTGTAGACATCACCATCATATTTTCTATTGGGAATTTCCATGTTCACAAGATCAGCTATGGTGAGAACGTTGTCTTCGGGATTGGGAGTGGAGCCATAGGTTTCTGCCGGGCCCAGATATTTGTGGATATAGAATTCCGTGCCACCAATTCTGATGTATTCACTGGCCACACGATCCAGAAATTTGAAATCCTTGGACCTGGTTGCTGGTCCCTTCCAGAGAGTTAATGGAGGCATTTGTTCACTCAATTAGTTTGTGGGATATTTACTGGTTTCATATGTTACAATTCTGTGAAACCAGAGAAGGAATTTGACTGTGTATTTGATATTCATTTAGGCTTGAGTAGATTATGTTAACGTGGAGATATCATGAAATTGAAAAATACGATTTTGGCTGGACTCTTGGTGATAGCCACTTTGCCAGCACAGGCTCAAAGTATAGTAGGGGCTGGAGCAACTTTTCCCAACCCTTTGTATCAAAAATGGAGCATATTGGCAAAACCATCAGGTATAGATCTCAACTATCAGAGTATGGGGTCAGGTGCTGGTCAGAATCAGATCAAAAATAGAACTGTGGATTTTGGTGCAAGTGATGCACCTCTCAAGCAGGAAGATTTAACCAAGAACAATCTATTGCAGTTTCCCACAGTGATCGGCAGTTTAGTCATGGCAATCAACGTGCCTGGCATCAAAAACGATCAATTGAGACTCACTGGATCAATAGTTGCAGACATTTATTTGGGTAAAATCAAACGCTGGGACGACCCTTTAATCCAAGCTATCAATCCTGGTATAAATCTGCCCAATCTACTAATAAGCCCCATTTATAGAGCAGATGGCAGTGGCACAACTTATGTTTACACCAGGTATCTTAATAATGTAAGCAAGGAGTGGCAAGAAAAAGTGGGGTCAGCAACTAGTGTCAAGTGGCCCACTGGTAGTGGTGCCAAGGGCAATGACGGAGTTAGTGCCAGCATCAAACAAGCTCCTGGTAGCATTGGATATGTGGAATTTGCATATGCCAAAATGGGAAATCTTGTTACCACACAGATGCAAAACAAAGACGGCAATTTTGTCCCCGCATCTGCGGAGAACTTCAGACAGGCGGCCCGTAATGCCAATT